ATGAATAGGGAAGAATTAAAAGCAAAAGTACCACACGGATACGGGGCAGTAATTGCAAAACGCGCGGGTGCTACGAAACAAGCTGTATCGCAATTTTTAAACGGAAGAAATAACAATGTGTCTATTGAACTGGCCACTTTAGAAGTATTGGCCGAATTATCGGAAAAGAAAAACAGCTTGTTAGCCCGCATTAACTAAAACGCCAAACCATGCCAGTTGAACACAATGGTAAACACGGTGTAACGGTTGCAGAACTTTTGCCCTTTTTACCCTATACCGCTATTGAAAAGCAATTGCAACGTGGGCTATTGGTGCGTTTACGTCGTGCATGTGTCAACACCGTATTATTAATAGATTTCGACAGCTTGCCCCCTCTCATCCAAAATTCCATTGGCGACCCCCGCAATGTTGCCCACGTTTTTGAAAAATACTACCGTAACGATAAAGAAGCCGCCAACTTTTACCGGAAGTACCAACTTCCGGACGGGCGGTACTTATCGGCCGATCAGCAGGACAGGTATATAATCAATGCCAGCGTGCTAAGGGCAATTATTGCTTTTAGGGCAGATATTGAAAAGGAGCGCAAGCGGAAATGGCAAAACGCACAGGGCATAACCGAAGTGCTGCGGGTACATACCATTGAGTTCCAAAAAACATTAAAGGCAAAGCATAAAGACCAGCACACCTTGCCCGAAAGTTTAAAGCGTTTTAAACAGGTTTTAAAAGACTTTGAAAACAAGGGTTACATTACACTAATATCGGGCAAGCACGGCAACGATAACAGCCGCAAGGTTGACGATAATACCATAGGCCTGCTGGAAAGCTTGTTTGCGACCGATACCACCAAACCAACAGCTACCGAAGTATACCGCCGCTATAATAAGTTTATAGCGGGCGACCTTGAAATTATCAGCAATGCAACGGGCGAAGTGTTTAACGCCAGCGATTTTAAACAATTAAGCAAAGGTACAGTTAAAAAGTACTTAGCCGACTGGCAAAGTGCCATTGGCACCCATGCCATGCGTAGCGGCGACCGCCAAAAGTATATGCAGGCGTTTAAACCCTACCACTCCCTTAACAAGCCAAATTTTGCAGGAAGTATTATTTCTATTGATGACAGGCAACCGCCTTTCAAAATGCCCGACGGCAAACGCATTTGGTTTTATAACGGTATTGATTTAGGCAGCGAAGCTTTTACCTGCTGTGTATATGGCAAAAGTAAAGAAGGTATCATCATAGATTTTTACCGTCAATTGGTGAGAAACTACGCCGGGTGGGGTGTGTGTTTACCTGCTGAATTAGAAGCCGAAATGAGTTTAAACGCATCGTATGTAGATACCTTTTTACAAGAGGGCGCAATGTTTCAGGATGTACGTATAGAAGCTAATAACGCCCGTGGTAAACGGATTGAAGCCTATTACCGGCCTTTACGTTACGGGTTAGAAAAAAAGCGTGAAGGCTGGCTGGCGCGCCCATTTGCATTAAGCGAAAGTAACCAAGCTGGCAGCCACGAAGTAAAGGCAATGTACTATGACGATATAGTGCAAGGATGCCTACAGGATATAGAAACATGGAATAGTATGCCACACAGCTTACATACGCATTTAACCCGCTGGGAAGTATTTGAGCAAATGCAGCACCCTGATTTGAAGCCAATAAATTACCCTGGTATACTGCCCTATTTGGGTTATAAAACGCAAACCAGTTGTAACGCCGGGATTATTAAACTACAAGGTGGTGAATACCTTTTAGGCGAAAATGGGGAAGTGTGTTTTTCAGAAAAACTAATCAGCCTAATGAAACGGGTTGAGGGGCATAACGTAGATGTGTATTGGCTGGACGGAAACGATGGCAAAGTATTAAAAGCATTGGTTTACATAGGCAAAACTTTGATGTGCGAAGCAGTTGCTAAACCACGCTACAACCGGGCAAAAATTGAACAAACCCCCGAAGATATCGCAGCCCGCGAGATCATGAGCAAATACGTATCGACTATTGAAGCATATGGCCGAAGCCGCAAACGAGCGATTGAGCCAGTAACCTTAATTGACCATACCCCGCCGCTTAAAAAAACTTTTGTGATGCCCGGTTTAAAAATTAACGAGTGTAAAGTTTTGGGAACCGGCGAAGTAATGCCCAACCCCGATAATGACGAATATGATATGGTATCGAACCCAACGCCTATACGACAATTAAAAGACCGCTATTAAAACTTAAAAGCTATGATGACAATAACAAAACAATTTAAAATTGAAGTGAGGGAAGCCCTACTGGCTATCCGCCCCAATTTTGACGGTAGCGATGGGCAGTTTGCCAAATCGTACGGGATTAACGGCGCGGTGTTTAGCCGCATCAAAAAAGGACAGGTTGACGGCGTATTAGCAGATGTAAGCTGGATAAGCATAGGCCGCGAACTTAATGTAGGCGCAAAAGAAACTAAGTGGAAAACAGCACGAACAGACGTTTTTACCACGATAGAAGAGGACGTAAAGTTTTGTAAGGAGTTTTCAAAATCAATGATTTTTGTTGATGACTGCGAAATAGGCAAAACCCATACTGCGCGGTATCTCTCCAAAACTATGCGCAACTGTTTTTATATTGACGGTAGCCAAGCCAAAACACAACAGCAATTAATTAAGCGGTTAGCGCGGTGTTTAGGCGTAGATCAGATAGGCAACCTTGTTTCCATTAAGGAAAACATTAAATATTATTTAAAGCTGATAGAAAAACCCGTAATAATTATTGATGAGGCCGGAGACCTTAAATACGAAGCTTTTTTAGAATTAAAAGAGTTTTGGAACGCAACCGAGGGCTTTTGTGGGTGGTATATGATTGGCGCTGACGGCCTAAGGGCTAAGATAAACCGTGGCGTAACAAACCAAAAAGTTGGCTACCGGGAATTGTTTAGCCGCTTTGGCAGCAAATATTCAACTGTTGTACCCAAAAACCAGCAGGAAAAAACATTTTTTTACCGCAAGCTTATCCGCGATGTGTTGGCTGCCAATATGCAAGATAACGCCCTGATTGATGAAGTGATAAAAAAATGTATTGCTAAAGATGCCGAAGACAATATCGGCGGCCTTCGCCGTGCCGAAAGTATATTAATCCTTAACCAATAAAAACCCATAAACTAAAACCTGATGCCATTAGCCACCCTCCCCGAACCGACCGAAACAACCGCCGTGCTGGCTGCCCCCAACGAACTGTTGGAACTGCTGGCCGAAGCTTACCAGGTAAGCTACCGATATAACCAAAAAGAGGTTTGTACGCTTGCCCTGCTTTATGCCATTGCCCAAAACCCCGACCTTGCCGCTTGCGAAGCCCTGATAAGCGCGGGCTATAAAGTGGGCAAACTAAAAACCCATTTATTGAAAGCCTTAAAGGCCAAAGGGGATGCCGCCACGCCATTTACGGGAGAACTGGCCTATAGCAACGCCGTGGCTGGCCTGCTGGCCTTAACCGAACTGCAATACGGCACTATACAGATCAGCAGCCGCACCCTGCTGGTAAACCTGATAAAATACAATAATACCGCCGCCGCACGCCTGTTAAAACAGCAGGGCATCACCGTGAAGGGGTATAATAAATTGATTTACGAACCCATAAAAAAATAATGATGATGGAAAAAGCTACACAACCACAAATTGCCAAAATTCATGTACTGCTGCGCAACCTGGACTTGATTGACCAAAAGGCCGAAATTGTTTACAACCTAAGCAATGGCCGCACCGAAAGCACCAAGCAACTTACCATTGACGAAGCCCGGCGGCTCATAACCAGCCTGGCCGGGTACGACCCGAACGAACGGCAAAAGGGGCTGATATTTTCGCTGGCCTACCAGGCGGGGATTATTTACGGCAGCACGCCTGAAGACAAAAAAATGAACGTGGCCAAACTCAATATGTTTTTGTTGGAGCGGGGCGCGGTTAAAAAGCGGATTGACGACATGATTTACAAAGAATTGGTTAAAACACACCGCCAGTTTGAGGCCATTGTAAAAAGCGTTGGCAAAGCAAACGATAATAAAGAGGCTACCAAGGCAGTAGTTGGTTTACTGGATGAATTGAATTTAAAAACAATAAACTACTAAAAAATGTGTACCCTAATTGAACAAACAACCGCACGTAATTTACAGCCCAAAGCGGCCACACACACAATGAGGTTTGATATTTTAAACATTGACGGTACGGTTAAGCGGATTGAAATTGAGTTTTGCAAATCAGACCAATGGTCGCAAGCCTGGTCTGATCCGGTGAATATAGCGAATATGTTCTTGCCTGTGATTTACGAGCAGATTATTGACGCGGATAAACTTGCGTTTGGTTGCAAAACAAGCATTATCAATAAAACAACAAACCTGCCGGTATGGGATGTTTACCGCCCATATATATCAAAACAGGGATATATTGCTAACCTTTAACCATTTAATTTAGCATCAAAATGAAAGCACCACAAAAAAAGGGAATGACTGTAAACGGAAAAAGGATGGATTTAGAGCATTTTTTATTGGAGGTTATAGATAGGCCGATGCCGAAAGAACCAACGCATTATGTACTTGTGGACGTGCTGAATACCGATCTGTCGATCAAACGGGTTACCATTTATTTTAACCCTACAGATACCTGGAAAGGGAATTGCAATTTTAACGAACTTGGCCCCGAAAGCGTAGGAACCGTTATTGGCGATGGATTGACGTTTTTAAACAGAGACCCCAATACCCTTGCCTACAAGTATTGGATTATTGAAATTATGAGCAATTCGGTAGTGCATAATGGCTGGACTTATTCATGTACTAAATGTAACGTGTAGCTAAAAACCGAAACAAGCCTTAAAAAGTGCCTTTACGATAGCGTTAAGGCACTTTTTTTGTTTATTGGGATGCTGAAAAGTGCAGATACCCCCCTGTATTCGTGCGCTTATTTGCGCGGTTAGCCCTGGTTAGGGGTGCTTTTGGCATACCCGTAGCCCTGCTTTTAGCATACCCAAAACCGCAGCAATAGTCACCAGGTTACCATTACGAAGCCCGAAGCCCTACGGGTAACTGCAAAAATGAGCCATAGGGCTAATGTATATCATATTAATAACGCTTATCATCCCATGAGTTAAACAACTGTATATCATTACAATAACGCCAATGTGCGCAGGTTGTTTTTAAGGGCTTGCAAGGCAGGGGTTAACTTTACGGGTACAATTAAACGGTATGACGCCCGACGAATTTATAAAATTATCGCGCAGACAAGCGGCACAGGTGGCCAGCTATATTAATGACCAGGCCCCGGCCATGGTGGCACGCAAAACGCTGCGCTTTATTGATGGTAATTTTAGGGCGCAAGGTTGGCAGGGCGCAACGTTCCAGCGATGGAAGCCTATCAATCGCAAAGGCCGCATATTGATTAAGACAGGACGTTTAAGGCGTGGTGTCCAGTTCACCACCAATGGCCGGGGCGAAGTGCTTTTTTACAACAATGTAAAATATGCCAAAGTACATAACGAAGGTTTTGAAGGGGAAGTAACCGTGCGCCCATTTACCAGGGCGCGGTATGCAAAAGGAAAGGTATTTGCCGTTAACGATTTTACCCGTACTGGCAGGCACCGCCAGCGCACAGTAACAAATAAGGTAGGCGAAAGCGGCGTGCGTGGTTTTACACGTAAAATGAAAATACAGCAACGGCAGTTTATGCCCTATGAAGGCCACGAAAGCCCGGTATTGAACACCAGCATTTTACGCGAGATTGAAAAGGATATTAGAAAAATATTTAAAATATAATACTGGCGAAAAGCCGAAAACCATAGTTATAAAATGAAACGCACTACCAAACGTTATACCATTACCACCAGCGCGGTGAACAATTACGGATACCGCGTACTATCTGCCGGGGTTGACTTTACCCAATTTAACAACAACCCTATTATGTTGTGGATGCACCACCGGGCAGACGGGGGCAACAAAAACCAAATTTTGCCGATTGGCCGGATAGTGGAAATACGCCTGGAAGGCGATGCCTGGACAGGGCAGCCCGAATTTGACGAAACGGACGACTTTGCCATGCAGGTTTTTAACAAGTACGAAGCGGGCATATTAAACATGCTATCCCTGGGCGCGCAACCTTTGGAGATAAGCGAAGACCCAAAAGATATGCTGCCTGGGCAGTTTAACCCTACCATTAAACGGTGCAAGGTTTTGGATGTAAGTTGTGTGGACAGGGGCGGGAACGATGAAGCCCTGCCGGTGCAGTTATTTGATGCCAGCGGCCAACCAATAGCCCTCACCAAAACCAGCGTTTCCGCAGCTTACCTGCAATTAGCGGCAAGCGGTAAAGGCCAGCAATTTGCTGCCAACAGCCATAAACAGGCCACTATTGATGTGGTTAACAACGCCGTTGCCGCAGGTAAAATGACGGACGTAATGGCCGTGGCATTTTTAGCCAACCCTACAGACGAACAATCGGTAAACGATATTATGGAAAACGTTAAACGGGCAAAAATTAACCCCGATAGGCTGAATGGGAAAGTGCCTAAAGCTATAATGCCGCTGGTTACCAAAAGCTGGCACGAACTAAAAAGCCAACCTGGGGACGGCAATAAAATGTTAAAGGAACACGCCCCCGAAGTGTACAAGGCGAAATTTTTTGAACATCATGGCCGCTTGCCTGCCGAAAGGAACGGCAAGCCCCTATAAGATCGTTTTATGAGTAAGTAGGGCAGCCCGAAAGGTTTAAACGCCGTGTAGGGCTTCTTTAAAGCCTATTTAAAACCTTATTAACTGGATATGCAAAGCAAATATACAACAGCCGAAAGCATTACCCCCGATGTGATTAAACGGTGGAAAGTTAAACACCCGGACGGCGTGATTGAAGTAACAGCAGGCGATTATAAGGCCTTTGTACGGATGCCGACAGACGGCGAAATGATAAACGTTTTGTGTGGGAACCAACAGGCCAACAGCACCGAAGCCAATAAAAAGCTAATAGCAAAAATTTGGCTGGGCGGCGATATGGAGTTGTTAGATAACGCCGCCTTGTTTGCGGTTGTTGAACCGCAAATAGACCGGATAATTAAAGCCAAATCGGCACGATCACTCAAAGGAATTCAAATTTAAAACTTATGTACAACCCATTTAAAACACAACAGCCTGTAAACCCCACGCCCGACCAGGTGCAGGGCTGGAAAAACAAATACGGTAAAAAATTGGCCGTATTAGAAATTGAAGGTAAAACAGGATATGTACGCGAGCCAACCGAAAACGAAAGTAGAAAAATAGTTAAAAAGCTTACCGCAGGCGGCAGGGTTTTTAGCGAAACCAAATTTATGAAAATGGTAATGGAGGTGTGCTGGCTGGGTGGTGATAAAGAACTGATTAATAATGATAGCCTGATAGAAAAGAATTTAAATGTATGGGAAACTTTGTAGAGTTTATAGTAAAAATAAGGGATTTAGCATCAAACCCAATGCGGCAATTGGCAACTAATTCTGCCGGTGCATTTAACCGCATGGCTGCCGGTGCGCGTACGGTAAGCAGTTCGTTAGATCAACTGAACAGCAAGATAGACGACCTGACCAAATCCCGCAATATGTCGATAAACAGTAGCCATATCAGGCGGATAAACCGTGAGCTACAGCAACTGGAAGAAAGGCGCGACCGGTTGGAGAACAGCGGTCGCAGCGGCGGTTTAGGGATGGTAGGAAAGGGCCTGTTGCTGGGCGGCGTTGCTTTAGCGGGCAAAGCCGGAATTGACATGGTTAAGTCTGGTATGGACAGGCAACTTGCCGGTAAAAGCTTTGAAGTAATGGCCGGTAAAGGCGACGGCGATAAATTGCATAAAAACCTGATCGGCTTTGCCACAGATACCATTTACGGAAATGAGGTATTTGGCGAGGCCAAAATGATGCTGGGCTTTGGAGTGGCTGCTAAAAATGTAATGCCGAGCATGAAGATGCTGGGCGACATTGCCATGGGCTATGTAGAGCACATGAAAAGCTTAACCCTGGGTTTCAGCGAAGCCGCGAGTATGGGCAAGTTAACAGGGCGGGAATTGCTCATAATGGCCGATGCCGGGTTTAACCCCCTTAACGCCATGAGCAAAATGACAGGTAAATCCATGCAGGACTTGCGCAAAGATGTGGAGGAAGGGAAAGTGTCCTTTAAAGACATGGTGGCAGCGATGGAATATGCGACCGGCCCTATGGGCCAATTTCATAATGGGATGCAGGACATTGGCAAAACCGATACAGGAAAAATCATTGCCTTTCAGGGTGCTATGGAAACATTGGGCGGTACCATTGGGCTTACGTTGTTGCCAGCAGTATCGGGCTTGGTAAGCTTTTTTAACTGGATGGGCGAACACGGTAGTTTAATGTATGGAATAGCCGCTGGTATTGGAGCTATGACGATAGCCTGGGCTTTATATACCGTTTGGGTACAACGGGCGGCAATATGGCAAGGAATTTTGGCGGTATTAGCTTATTGGCCTATAGCCGTTATAGGTATTGTAATAGGACTGGCAGTATGGGCAGCCAAAAGCTTTGACGGATGGGGCAAGTCGGTAACGGCTTTATGGTCTATCATCAAATCGTTTTGCACCATATCTTGGGTGCTTTTTAAAGATTTTTTTGAGGCTTTGGTTTACAGCTTTGACTTGGTTTGGCTAAAGTGTAAAAGCACTTTCGAGTTTATCGGCACCATGATAGCCAATACCGTTAAAGCGATGAACCTGGCTTTACACGGTGATTTTACAGGGGCTAAAGCAACGCTAACGGCGCATATAACTACCGATGCGGATAAAGAGATCGACAAGCTTAATAAGGCACGCTCCGGGCAAATGCAGGAAAACGGCAAAGCTATCGGCGCGGCCATGCAAAATATATCCAGCCAATGGAAAAACGTAGGGCTGACCAAATCTAAATCAGCCACGACCTCGCCGCTGGACTGGATGAGCCAAAAGTTTGACCCCAAAAACGGTGGTGCAGGTGGTAAAGGCGCACCCGACGGTGTATCCGATACTGCCAAAGGTATAGCCGGTGGCGGCGTGCGCAACCTAACGATCAATATTGCCAAACAGGGCATAGACCAGATCACTATACACGCGGCCAGCCTGACCGAGGGTACAGCAGAAATAAAACGCACGTTCATTGAAATGTTTAACCAGGTGGTCAATTCGGGCAACGCGGTAACTTCGCCAAACTAAGCTTATGGAAACACCAAATAACCAAACTATCGGCTGCGAAAGCTTTGAAATTATAAGCGGGTTCAGCGTGGAAGAACTGGCCGAACGGGCTGCGATAAGGGAAAAAACCGAAGTGCAAAAGCCTATTTTACCTTTTGAGTTAGCGCAAATGCAAGTGAGTACCGATCAGGAACTAATGCTTTACATCGTCGAATAATGGCCTTTACTTTAAACAGCCGCATTAAAATTGGCAAGTACTTTTTTCCGGGCAGTATAAACGAATGTACCATTAAAAAGAATGTGGGGGTTATTATGGATACCGCTACGCTTAAAATACCCGGCAAGTGCATGGTGGTATCAATCCCTGAAGCTATTGCCAATGGCTTGGCTGCATTTGGCCTAAGCCACGGCACCCAACCCAAACCAGTAAAGCCTTTTGAAACAGCCAGGTTGTTTAAGGAGGGGGATAAAGTAAGTATAGACCTGGGCTATAACGGTGATCTGCGCAATGAATTTACCGGGTTTGTACGCCGGGTGAATTTGACCACGCCGGTTAGTTTGGAGTTAGAAGGTTATGCCTGGCAACTGCGCCAACAAAACATCCTGGCAAGTTGGAAAACGGTAACGCTAAGGCAAATACTGGAAAGGGTTATACAAGGGACTGACATAGTGCTAAGTCCTGATATACCGTTGGTTAACCTCACCAATTTTTACATCAAAAATGACAATGGCCTAAAGGTATTAGAGTACTTGAAGGAAAAAATGTTGCTAACGGTTTACTTTGACGGGAACGAACTTTACGCCGGGCTGGAAGAAGGCCGTAAAACTGCCGTTAACGACCTCAAGGGTTCTTTGCTTGCCGCTGTTAAATACCATATTGGTTATAACTGTATTACTAATCAACCCGATTTAAAACAGCGTTTGGGGTCGGATAACCAGGTACACGTACAGCTTACCGTTAAGCAGAAAACAGGTAAAAAAGTATTGTTTGATGCAGGGGACACGGGCGGCGCAATGTATCAAACCAATATACCCTTTATTGGTGATACTAACTTTTTGAGGCCGCTTGCCGCGCAAAGGCTAAAAAGCCTGAAATATGATGGTTATCAGGGCGGTCTAAAATGCTTTTTACAACCCTTTTGCAAGCCCGGCTGGAAGGCGGTTATAAAGGACGAAAAATACGATGGCGCACGGGCTGGCACCTATTTTATTCAGGGTACAGAAGTAAAATTTGGGGTGCGCGGCGCAACCCGCAACGTACAGCTAACCTACCGTTTGGACGGCGGGGCAACACAATTAATTAATCAATAATTTAACTTAAAACTATAAAAAATGGACCCGGTATTAATTTACACAGACACCACCAGGATACAAAGGGAAAAAGACTTTTTAGACCGCTTTGTACCCGTATTTCAATCGGTATATACAGCCATAAAGGCCACAGGCGTAACCCCTACGATAAGCGAAATTAACACGCTTGTTGGTCATACAAGGACTGGCAATGGTGCCCCCAACTTTGTGCAGGAATTTATTATCAATAAGCTGTTGGATGCCGCCGCACCCTACAATTTCAGCGGTGTAACCTTCACCCGTGAAGCTGTTAGGGGGATGATCGTACAGCCCGATGTATCGGCAATTATTACCGCATTAAACGCCGCTAAAGCAATCAGTATTGCCAATTTGAACGGCGTAAGGATTGATCTGTTGACCCTTACAGCGGATGTAATTGCTAAAGCAGAAACCGCCGATGACACCATTACCAGCGTATACCAAAAGCGATGCCAGCGCAACGCTGGCCGGTAG